GATGCTTGTCTTTGTTTTTCTTTCAAGTTCTCATCTTCTATGTGTTGCTGTAACAATCCAACGTAAATATCTCTCTCCCATGGCATCATGTTTTCTAATTCTGATAGAGAATATTTGTGAAATTGCATCATAGCAAAATTGATTCTAAAAAATGCCTCAAGATCCATATGAGACATCATCAACCGAAAAAACTGGTTAGTCCCTCCAACGTAACCTCATTGTCAACACCAGTTTTTGGATTTTTGACTTTTATAGTATGAGTTAGTTTCGGCATAGTCTCAAAGAATTTTTCAATTTCTTTGAATTGTTTAGAACTCAATTGTTCAACAAATTCTTTCAATTCTTTCTTGGTACAGTCTGCTGCTGCCCAAGAATCTTCCTTGTTATAAACCATCTCGATACATTGAGAAATAATATCGAAAGATGTTTCTATGTTGTCAACACCGTCATCGTTTGAAAAATCAAAGTTGTTTTTTACAAATTGGTCCAGTGATGGATATTTCATCCTAAGGATGAGACTATCATCTAATTTGATATCTGGAGTATGCTTTGGGTCTTTTTCTACCTTTACATCGTCTGTATAAACGGTAACTGGTACTTGAGTTCCCTCTCCATCATCATAACAAGTTACAACAAGTTCAATTGCTTCACCAACCGACTTACCTCTGACATTTAAGAAGAGATATTCAATATCAAAAGTTGGGAGATCCTCAATTTTTATTCCTCTTGTTGAAACACAATCTTTCAAGACTTGCTTAATAGCATTTGTAATTTGTTTTGTATCTTGAGTTTCTAAGGCAAGGATTAAAATTTTCTCTTCTTTTACTAAGAATGGTCTATACTTAATTTTTTTACCGTTTGATGGTAATTCCAATTCATAAGTGGGGGTACTAATCTTTGGTAATGGCATAATATCTTATAAAGATTTCAGTATGATTATTTATCGTGGTTATGCCACGGGCAATGTTGGACCGTAAGGTCTAGTTAAATCTAATCTACCAGTTTGAGATTGTGCTTGTCTAAGTGCATCATTAACCCTTCTCCCTGTTTTTGCAGGTGGTTTATCTGCTTTCGGAGATGGTTTTGTTCCTGCAGGTTGCGTTCTCCTAGAAGGATTAACCTCATAAACAAACCGAGTGTAGTCAAACTGAACTTGAACTTTAGCAATAGTGCTTCCTTCATATGAAAGGGGAACACCACTTATTTGCGTTGGGAATGCATCAATCATACGATATGTTATAGATGACTGACCACCAAGTTGCCCATCATTTATCTGCGGTCTTTCTCTAAAATCACGTTCAAATTTGGTTATAGAAATAATTCTTCTATAGTCTTCTGGGTATCTTAGTCTATAGAAGTCATTACTATTCTTTCCATTTCCAAATCCAATTGTAGATGCTGGATATCCACCACCTCCTTGGTTTTGGGTTCCACCATCAACACCTGCACCATACAGGGGATTTATATAATTCATCCACTCTTCAAATAATCTAATAAGTTTATAGTCATTATCAACATAGAAAGTTAGACTAATTGGTTGGTATGCTCTTTCTACTGCAAATTTTTCAGTGATTCCTTGGAAATTGCCCTTTACTTCTCTTGTACTCAAAGTAGTAGCAGGCAAATTTGCTTCAGCACAATAAAAATCATAATATGCATTTTTGATAGGGTCATCGGATAACCCAGAAGCATTTAACCAAGTATTCAAATTTGTATCTGCAACTCCTCCAACACCAGCAGTTAAGTGTAATGACACTTTAAATTGAGAGGTTTGAGATAATGCCCCAAATACATCTCTAGCACCATCAAGAACCGTATCCCCAACTCTGGGGGTAGTGGTTTTCATATAAAGTGGGCCTATTCCAGGGACTCCAGCACCATTTCTTGAAACTTGAGGTTGGTCTGCCATTTATAAATAGTTTTTACCTTATATACTATGTATGCCACATAAAGATGACTCTGGTTATAAACAAGGCAAATTTCGACCTCAAAAACCAGAAAAATATAAAGGTGACCCAACAAATATCGTTTACAGATCTTCTTATGAATTAAAATTTATGAGGTATTGTGACCTCACAGAAAGTGTAAACCAGTGGCAATCAGAAGAATTTTTTATTCCTTACCGTTCCCCTATTGATAATAGGGTTCACAGATACTTTCCAGATTTCTTTGTAAAATACAAAGATAAGAATGGCAAACTTCGAGTTATGGTAGTTGAGATAAAACCACAAAAAGATTTGAAAGAACCAAATCCAAATCCAAAAAGAAAAACAAAGTCTTGGGTCTATAGTGTTAAAACTTGGGCCGTGAATCAAGCAAAGTGGAAAGCAGCAAGAAATTGGTGTGCTGATAGAAAGTATGAATTTAGAATTTTAACCGAAAAAGAATTAGGAATTACTCTAAAATGACCGATGACAGACCAGATGACGAAGGAATCCGTTATACACTAGAAATACCGTATGAAGATGTGCGTCTTTTATATCATTGCGTCCAAGAAACCATAAAGTCTTGGCCAGGTTCACCTGCTCGTCCTTGGGGTGAGCAAGAACACCTTTGGCATCTAAGAGATAGTCTATATAGAGCAGTATTAGACTATAGGTTTAATTTTTTAGACGTTGATAAAAAGGATAACGATGGATGAACCGTTTGGTATTGCAGAGGAAGTAAAACGACAGGCAGGTAAAAAATTCAGAAGTGGCAATTGGTATACAAATGCCCTCATGAATGAGTTGGCACCATTACAGAGAAAAAACATACATGAATTTGAAACTTCATTTATTATTCCTGGAGACTTAGTATTTTTTCTCTACTCTGCTAAATATCCAGAAAAGTATCCATTCTGGGATAGACATCCACTATCCTTTATTGTTGACGTAAGTCCAAGAACAGGGCATTTTACGGGACTTAACGTTCACTACCTAAGTCCTCAGTATAGAGGAGGTTTTGTTAGATCCCTCATAAATAAAACAGGAGTATCAAATGCACCAAAGAAAACGATACACAAATATCTTTTTTCTGGTGTAATGACTGAATTGTTTAAAGTTCCCCAAGCTGATTGGGTTGATGTTTCATTATTACCAACTGAAGAATTTGTTAATAAACTAGGTAAAAAAGTTCCAAAGTATAGAGTCTGGGATTCACCATAATGGCATATAACGATATAACAACAGTAACCAATCCAACACCAATCTATACTCAAAACGATCCATCAGGATTAACGAATCAAAAAACATATGGTCTGAGATATGACCCTACAACTGGTAGTTATAGAGTACAAGAATTTGCAATTGCATTTGGTCTCTTTGGTGGTAAATCGATTAGATGGGGAAATGATGTCCTTTATGAAGATGGAACTTGGTTTAAGATAGCAACCCAAGACTCTAATTTATTTGACCAAACTACTAAAAATGAAACTTTAACAGGGATAGCATTAGCCGATAAGATTAAATCAGAAGCCAAAGCAGCTCATACTGCTATTGGTGGGTATGCAGGAGGTAATAGTATTCACCCTTCAGCTCTTCAGAAAGGAAAACCATCAGCAACTAACGACAAAGCATATAATCCAAATCAGCAACCAGTTATAAATTTAACTGGTCCCCTTGCAGGACTTGGTTCAACAGTAGGTGCTGGTGTAAGTTTTATAAGTCGTAATGAAAATGAATTATTTGGGGATAAAGCTCAAAGCAAAGGATTGCTAGTTTACCCAGCAACAATTTTACAGGAAAAGCAAGATTATTTTAAAATAACTCAGTTTAATTATGAAGCACCATATGCTGACTCACTTTTTCCTCGTACAAAAGATGCATCAGGTAACCCAGTTAGAACTAGTGGTAACATTGGAACAATACTTTTAGAGGGTCTTACAAGAGGAACTGCAAAAAAGCACGAAATAGGACATGTTATTCTACCAATTCCAGAGGGTATTGAAGATACTAATACTGTTAGTTGGGGTGCTGATAGCATGAATAATATGACTGCTGCAGCCGTAGCACTAATGATGGAGAGCGTAGCTAGAACTGCTGGTGGTGCTGCTTTCAATGCTGGTGTGCAGGGTTTGACAGGAGTTAATCTTGCTCCAATAGCAACCTTGCTACAATTGCTAGGAAAAGTACCTGGGGGAGCTGCTGCGAATCCACAACTTCAAACACAAATACAAACAGCAATTGCGTCTGCTGCTGCACAACAAGCAGGTTTTGATGTTTCTGCAGAAACCATCCTTTCAAGAGGGTATGGAATGATTCCAAACCAAAATATGGAATTACTCTTTAATAATGTTGCTTTGCGTAAATTTGACTTTGCCTTCAAACTTGCACCAAGAAGTAGAAAGGAAGCACAAAACGTGAGAAGAATTATACGATTCTTCAAGCAAGGCATGGCAGCTCGTGTTTCTGCTGATGGTGCTAGCTCAAAAGCATCTGCAGGAGTTCCAGGATTACCAGCAGGTTCTACTTCATTATTCCTTGGTTCTCCTAACGTATTTAAACTTCAATATTTACATGGACCAACTGGAGAGCAAATAAAAGGATTAAATAGATTTAAGACATGTGCATTGACTAATATGGCAATGCGATATGCTGACGGTGGAATGTATCAATCATTTGACGATGGGCAACCTGCTCATATGATAATGGCATTAAGTTTTAATGAACTTGAACCAGTCTATGAAAATGACTATCAAGCTAATATTACAAGCACAAGGATTGGTGACCAAGTAGGTGAAGACGAAATCGGATTCTAAAAATGGGATTTTACTTTAGAGAACTACCAGATATCGAATACACTGCTCCTTTTAAAAATAAAAGGAACATTGCTGAATTTAGTCTGGCAAAAAATATATTCAAAAGGCCAGTATTAAGAGATGATATTAAGAATTCGGTCACTGCCTTTACTCAGTATGAAATCAGAGAAAATGAGAGACCAGACCAAGTATCTGAAAAATTTTATGGAACTCCAGATAATGAGTGGGTAATTCTATTAGTTAATAATATTCATGATTTAAACAGTGAATGGCCTCTTGACAATGAATCACTTTATTCATACATGATTGATAAGTATGGATCAGAGGAGGCACTACAACAAACACACCACTTTGAGACAAAGGAATTTAGAGATGAGTTTGATAGATTAATTATTAGAGAAGGTATCCAAATTGATACCAATAAATCCCAAACTATTGATACTAACACTTTTACCAATAGTTATAGAATAGATGAATTCCCAAGTTCAAAGGGAAATACTGTAATTTCTATAAATTTAAATCAAAGAATTACAATATTTGGTAGAGATATAACGTCTACGTATAACATTACGGATATTCAGACAAATATTTCAAAATTGAAAGTAAGGAGTCCTGATGGAACTGGTGATACTGATATCAATGTGTTAAATAGTTTAGCAGAATGGCCATCAAGTTGGGGTGGCACTTTGACAGTAAATATGCGAGACGATGATAATGTTAGTTTCGCAGTTGATGATATTATTTTAGATAATAAAGTAGAAGTACCAGAAAGATTATATGAGATTACAGGTTCACTTGATGCAGATGGTGTACTTCAACCAACATTTAACTTTACTAACGAAATCCCAGTCTGATGTCTACAAATTTTCCACATCCAGGTATGAAAGTATTCATTGAATCTGATGCTCAGATTCTTGAATTTTTGGATACTAATGGAGTAGTTCAAACTGTTAAAAATGTAAATACTCCCGTTTCTAACTATGAGTATGAAGAAAGAGTAAATGAAGGAAAAAGAAGTATTCAAATTCTTAGACCAGAATATATTGGAGTGCTTGAAACTGACATGAGAAACATGATGCAATATAGTAGGTCTTCACAATATGTAAGTGGAACGGTTAAACGAACATATAACCCAAGAACAAATAGTTAATAAAAAATCCCCCAAATCCTGACAAGTCAAAAATTTGGGGGCATTTTTTTTGGGACCTTTTTTGAATTAAAAGTCGATTTTGGAATCAGGACTCCGCAAGTTTCTGGAAGTAACTCAGAGCATCATCCTCATCCTCGTCTGCTGAGGACGAACTGTTGTGGGTGATGTCTGGGGCATTGAAGTCCGCAGAAGGCATTGAGGGGGCAGGAGCAGTGCTCTCAGAGAAGTCACCACGACGTTCCCGTTCCCACTGTGCCTCTTCTTCCTGAGTCTCTTGGTCTTGGAACTTAGGAGTTACTCGGGTGTTACCAAGCACAAGGTCAAGACGCTTCTTCAGTTGGTCGTAAGACTTGAACTGGTCAGGAGCAATGAAGTCTTGCAGGTTATACAGTTTATTGTACAGTGCTTCCAGTTCATCATCATCACCTTCAAGAAGTGCAGACGGACGTGCAAACTCAGAAGAGTCATAGTTCCAGTAACCTGCAACTTTCTTCAGTTTCAGTTTGAAGTTAGCACCTTCCCAGAAGTCAAAGGGATTGATGGGTTCATCATCATCAAACTCAGGTTGCATAGCACCCATAATCTTATCAA